TTTTTGGACCCCTGCGGAATCGGCAGGCCCAGGACCTCCGCGTGGAACGGCTGACTGGTGACGCTAATCATCGCCGCCGCCAGGCGAGGATCCGCACCAGGGCCAGCCACAGCAGCGCCAGCCCGATTCCGGCCAGCAGGCCGGCGAACAAACCTATCAGCGCCGCGGTCATGGTCTGCGCCAGTTCCAGGAACTGCTGCCCCTCGTTCATGCCGTGCCCTCCAGTCCGTCCAACAGGCTCATTTGGCCGGGCAGTTCCCCGTCCGGCGTCGGTAGCTCGCGTTCCGGCGGGTCCATGGCAGTAGAGCTGTCCAGCATGTCCTGGAGCGCGGCGACGGCCTGCTGGGTCACCACGCCGTTGCCGCAGGCTTTCAGCATGTCCTTACTGCTGATGCCGATGGCCGGGTCCGTGATCCAGCCGGCGGGCTGGCCCATCATCCACTCGGTAAAGCGCGGCGACAGGCGCAGCGCGCCCCTTGCGTTCGGTTCCGTGGGTGACGGGGCGGGTCCCATGATGGCCTCCCAGCGCCGGATCGCCGGTTCATACACGCCCCACTGGATCCCGCTTTCGTCCGCGAGGGCCACGGCGGTGGACGGCATGGTCCGGTCCCCTTTGGATCCGCGCTGGTTCGGCCCGCCCTTCTCGCCGTCCGATGCTTTGGGCGTGGGGAGGAAACAGGTAGCGTCTGCCAGGGATACGGTGCGGCCGTTGGCCCGGCGGTGGTCTGGATCCGATGCGCCGCCACGGTTTCCGGCGTAGGCGTCCGGTGTCGGCAGTAGCTGGCCGCCGTTCAGTTCGGCCAGGTCCTTGGCCACGCCGGGCAGCAGCTTTTCCCCGTTCCGGTCCCCGCTGCGCGCCTCCGACCCGCCCATGGTCATCCCGACCGTGGGTGTGGGCATCAGGGTAAAGCATATGATGTCGGCCAGTTCCACCTGCCTGCCCAGCATCCTGCGCCGTTCCGGATCCTGGCCGGTTTCGCGCCCTCTCTCGCCCACGGACGCGCCCGGCGTCGGCAACAGCACCGGCACATCCTCCGCCGGCTGGGGCAGCTGGTCAGGGTCCACCAGGTCCACAATTTGGCCAGACAGGCGCAGTGTCTGGTTCCGGAGCTTGCACATCGCCGGAGACTGCATGCCGCCGTCCGTTTCCACGGCGGTGACCGTCCGCAACAGCGGCAGTTCCCTGACCTGGTTACCCAGGCCCATGGTGTGGAGTGCGTTGCTGTTTTTGTTCGGGGCGTCCGGCGCGGTGTCCGGGGTGCTAAACACCCGCGCGCCGGCGGGCAAGGATGAACACGCGGAAGCGTCCGTGCGGCGCGCCCACGTCGGCAGCTCGTAGGCCACGCCATTGGCAGTCATACCCGAGGTCGGAAAGGTCGCCCAGAACACGTCCAAATGCCCGCAGAGCAGGCTTTCCGTTCCTGGTGTCTCCCACACATCCCGGGCAGGGTTCCAGATCGCTAATGGCTGTGGCACTGTAGGCTCCTCTGACGTTTTCCCACACGACATAGCGCGGCTTGATAACCGCGATGGCTTCCCGCATTTGCGCCCAAAGGTTGGACCGGGTGCCCTCCGTCATGCCCCGGCGGCGTCCGGCGGCGGACAGGTCCTGGCATGGGGATCCGCCGGAAATGATGTCCACCGGTTCCACTGACGGCCAATCCACTTTGGTGATGTCGCCCAGGTTCGGCGCGTCGGGCCAATGGTGGGCCATGATCGCGGACGGTGCCGGGTCGAATTCGGAGTACCAGCGCAATTCCGCGCCGAACACCTGTTCCACGGCCCGGCCTAGTCCGCCGTAGCCGGCGAACAATTCACCCAGGGTCAGCGTCATGGCGTCAGCTCGCCCGTAGCCTGGTCATAGGTCTGGACCTGCTCGTCCACCTGCCTGGCCAGTGCCAGCGCCGTGGACTGCGGCAGTTCGGTGACCAGGGCGCGGAAACCCGTTTTGCGGATCATGGCGTCGCGGTCGGTGGCCCAGGGTCCCCTGTCCCCCGCCGCGCCGCGCGCCTTCCGGTCCATCACCGCGGAAATCGGCAGAAACCTGTCCTGGACACCGGTTCCGACTTCCGCCCAGGCCAGCACGCCGATGACCTCGCGCCGGTCCTCATAGTCCAGCGGTTCCCACTGGGTGAACTTGCCGCCGCGGGTGGAGTCGTAGCCGCGCCGGAACGTGTCGCCCTCGCGGATCAGTTCGGCACCCACGGCCCCGACCCGTCCGGAGCGGCGGGCCAGTTCCAGGAGGCCCTTGTATCCAATGATGGGCACTACCTGTTTTTCCTGCTGGCCGGTGGACCTGTTTTTGACGCTGCGCGGGGTGAGGTAGAACTCTCCCAGCAGCCCGCCGACTTCCAGGCCCAGCCGGGCGGCGGTCATGAACGCGCCCAGCAGACTGTCCGGCGTACACATTTGCAGTTCCGGGGTCTGCCGCAGTTCCGTGATGGCGTCGCGGACGAATTTTTCCACGGCGAAGTCTTTGGGCAGGGTGCGGGCGAACTGCCCGGCCATGGATTCGACCAGGTCCACCGCCGTGGCGCGGCCCTGCTGCGCCTGGGCGTCCCCGATGGCCCGTGCGAGGTCCTGCCCGGGGTCCTGCTCGCTCATGAGTCCTCCAGTGTGGTGATTCGCAGGGCACCGCGGCCCGTCACGGGTTCCTTGTACTGTTCGATGAGGCCGGGGTGGTCGGCGGCCAGTTTGCGCTGATTCAGCCGGCGGACGGTCTGCGGCTTCCAGGTGGCGAGGATGTCCCCGGACGCGGACACGATGGACGTCCTGCCTTTGAGCGCGGTTTCGACGGCGAACTTGGCGCGCGCCTCGGCGGCTTCCCAGTTCCGTATCTGCGCCCGGGCTTCCGCGATGGTGGCCAGTTGCGCGTCCAGTTCCGGCGTGGCGGTGACGGGTTCCAGGGCCTCATCGGCGGGGAACAGGGTGGCGAGCTTGTCCGCGTCCTGGAACACCGGTTCGGGACGGACGCCCTCTAGGATGTGGTGCATCCACCAGGCCCCGCCGTAGCCGATTATCTGCCCGATGACTTCCGGGTTCCGGTCGATGGGCACGGGTTCCATGAGCCTGCCCGGTCCGCCGTCGCCGCCGACGAAACACGCCACCCAGGCCATATCGTGGCCGGTGACGGCGAGCTGCTGCTGCACCTGCACCTGGACCATGGCGGGCGGGTTCCCGTCCGTCCAGTAACGCCTGTAGGACCTGACGGACGTGGTTTTGACTTCCAGCAGCGCCGACACCTGCGCGCCGGCGCGGCCGCGCGGCGCCAGCCCGAAATCGGGGGTGGCGAGCATCCAGTGGAATTCCGGGTGCCGCAGCAGGCCGGGCGTGGACACCAGTTTGCCCAGATGCGGGTATTTGCTGACGGTCCAGCGCGCGACGGTGGATTCCAGGCGCTGTCCGGCTTCCGTGGCGTCGCTGGCTTCCTCCACGGGATCGCCGGCTTTCTTGTCCAGCCAGACGTCCAGGGCTGTCCGGTACGGGTTCAGGCCCAGGACGGCGGCGGTGTCGGATGCGCCCAGGCCGGACCGGCGCGCCTCCAGCCAGCGCGCCCTGTCGCGGCGGTAGTCGCTGGCCGCGAGGATCAGCCGTCCGCCGAACCCGTGGGGCGCTTCCATCAGGCCGCCGTCCCGTCGTGCGAGAAGAGTTTGGCCACGGGAACGCCCAGGACTTTGGCGATGGCGTCAGCCTTGCGGCGTTCGATGCCGCCGCGTCCGGCCGCGACGTTGCGGATGTGCTGGTGGTTTATCCCGCCGGCCGCGCTGCCCAGCCACCTGGCGCTGATGCCCGCCTTGGTCATGGCTTTGTCCAGCTCCGTGGGTTCCGTGTCCGTCCTGCGAATTGCCCTGATGTAGACGTTTACGTCCGCCACGTCCAAACCTCCTGCCACTGGCGTCTAGTATCTTTAGACGCCCTGAGACTAGCAGCAGCCCGGGACGTCGTCCAGCATCCGGGGTGTTCCCAGCGCGTCTAGTGCTGGTAGGCGCGCGGACAGTATTAGCTAGACGGTGCTTGTCTATAACTTGTAGACTCCGAATGAGTGCTACGCGGTGTAGCACCACCATGGGGACGGGAAAAATCTTATGAGCGACACCACCACACCAAGGGACCACATGCCAACCCAGCAGCTGATAACCCTGGCTGACCTCATCCGCCAGCACCAGGAACGCACGGGCGAAAGCTACTCAGACATCGCCAGGC